GTAACACGCACGACATAGACGAGTATTATTCCTATAGCTGGGATAGCAAGGCTAGTCAAGTTGGTAAAGACCAAGTCATTAAAGA